CTCTTGCAGATATAGAGTCCCTTCGACTGGAGTGTATTCCGCGTTCTCGTAAGCGATCGGCGGCACTCCGGCAGTCTGGATCTCAGCCAAACGAACCGAGAGAGCTGTATTGATGTCCTTCTCTGCTGCGCTCATATTCTAATCTGGCATATATACATGACGTTAGTTCCCGCCGGGTTTATTGGTGAGACTTGCATTACGCGCCAAGTCCTACCGTTTACGCCGACCTTCCAGTTCGCTTTCGGCTCAGATGCCACATTACTGGCGAGCAGCTTTAGATCTGACGATAAAATAGTGTCGCCATTTATCTCGGCGTTCTTAAAGTTTGTCGCCACTCCGTATCCACTGACAGTAGACTCGCTCGCTGGCGTCGTTACAACGCCCGTCGCCGGGTTAATGACTTCGCCAGTTTCATAGCTGAACGTGATTGCCTGACCGTTATCTCGGAGCAATCGCGTCGCAGTTCCTTCGAGAGCTGTGTAATTAACGCCCATATCAGCCCCTAATGGTTCGGATATTGTTGCCGCCAGTGCTTGATGTCACCAGCTTGCGCATTGCGTTGCCGATGCTTCGAATAACTGTAGAGATAGAAGCGTTGTCCATATACTCCACTTCGAGTACGTCGACCTTCTCTTTCTTCACTGCTCGATCTACTGTTGAGAGCGGATCGTTGCCCGCCATGATAGAGATGGCGATAGTGATCTGCGCATCTTTGACCAACTGTGGAATCTGGTCTGAATCTGTGAGATAGCCGTCGATCCATAAATCCGAACGCGGATACTGGAGCGGCTGTGTCTCGATATACTTAATGCCGCGAAACGGCTGTTGCTCGAAATAGTCCATCGCCAAGATAAGCAATTGCGACTCGTCTCCGTAAGTGCCAGAGATCGTGATATTACGGTCTGCGCAATACTGAGTGAACTCGGCAGTAGTGACGTAGCTGTTCGCGTTTGGGACGATTGAGCCGTCTTCGACGATGATAGTAGCCATTTAGCTCTCCGCTTTGGGCTTGCGAGTCTTCTTCGGCTCTGCCTTCGGCTTTGCCGCTGGCTTTTCACCGAATAGCGTCATTGTCTTGGGATCAAAATCAGACTCGTTGATGGTAACTGCTTGCCCATCCCGGTCGATCTTTACTGTTGGTAGTGCGTGCATAGTCCTCTCCGTGAATGATGCGGAGCGCCCGAAGACGCCCCGCGATCACTTTTAGCCGAGCAGAATACCCATATGCTCTGGCTTGATGGCTGAGACGCCCCAAGCGAGTGCTACTTCAAAGTGAACCTGACGGTATTCCTTATACATAGACACTTCGAACGTGATGCCTGAACGCGGATCTGTCATGAGCATTACGTCTTCAGCGAGATCGCCTTCAACTGGACGAGCCGGAGCGCGTGTTACGAGAACGATCGCGTCGCGGTTGAACGCCATGTTCGCAGCGTAGCCGTTGCCGACTGTTACCGCTACGTCGCCCGCTACGTCTGCCTTCAGACCGGGAGCCGCGATAGTCACGTCACCAGCCGCGAGAGCTGCTGTTACGACGTACTTGTTCGCGTCACCAGCGAAAGTGATTGTATCACCCGCCAAGATAGTGCCAGTACCAGTCTTGAGAGAGATAACAGTATCGCCCTCAGATGCTGCGCCGTCTGTGACGTAGTTTGCGCCAGTGCCCTTAGTGTGAGCATTGATTTGCGCAGACTCGCGGATGTCCATGCCAGCAGTTGAGAGCATAACGCCCTGACGTAGCATAGAGTCGTTGCCCTGAACGTCGATGCGGCTTTGCAGACCGAGCATTGAAGCGCCAGCAGCAGAGCTTACGACGAGCTGGTTACCAGTCAACGGTGCGCCGTTGTCTTTTAGCAGCTTGAGAGCGAATGAAGCGTCGCTGAAATCGCCAGAAGTACCGAATGGAGTAGTGCCGGGAGTTCCGTATGCGTTAGACGCCTGAGAGTAAAGCGCAGTGAGATCCGCTTCAACTTCGTTAGTCAGAGTGCGCATCGCCTGAGCGAATTGGTTCTGAAGGATGCTGTTGTAGCCCGGGCCAGTGTTCAGACCGCGCTGCTCTTCGCCGTTGTAGCGGATTGCCACACCACGAGACTTCGAGATGCTCAGAGTCTTGTTAGTGATTATCTGGTCGCCAGTGTCGGGAGCTTTCTGCGCTGGAGTAATGTCAGCAGCAGCGGAGCTTGGAGCAACTGCGCTACGGATTGTTTGACCTTTTGCCGCACGCTCTGCATTCGCATCGAGTGTTACCGCTGGGATCATACCGACCAGTTCACGCGAAACGGTATCAAGCGCTTCGTATAGATCTGGAGTGAGATTGGTTAAAGTGTTAGCCATGATTTAAATACCTTATTAGTCAGAGATGATGCCGCCGTCTTTCACGAACTGCATCTTTTTGGATGCCGCCAATTTGTCAAAGTCGGCTCGATTAAGTGATTTCGTAGCCCCGCTACTTGCAGAACTCGTCGCGCCACCCCCGGTAGCCGATGAGCCGTCAACCAAAAACGGAAATTCTTTCGCCAGATGATCCATCAGTGCGGATGAGTCTACTTCCATCCCGCCCACTAAGAATTGAACCTTCTCGCCGTCGTGCCGAGCATACCGTGAAGCATAATCGGCCAATACCTCCGCCCGTTTGGCGTCTGACTTCGCAAGTTGCGAGCCGATACCGCGTGCAGCGATATTTATGTCTTTCTGTTGGATCTTTGTCGTGAACTCTTGCAGCTCTGCGTCTTTCTCGGCGAGCTTCGCCTGAGCCTGTTCCCAGAGATTCTTGAACTCGCCCTTTTCTTGAGCGGTCTCCATCTCTTGCTGCTGTTTCTGCGACTCTAATTCTTTCGCACGTCGCTTCGCATCTTTCGCTTCGTCCATTAACTGCTGGACTTTGCTTTTGAGTCCGCTAGTATCCTCCGGCTGGGGAATGCCTTCGACTCTCAAGATATATCGATCACCGTCCTGTTCATAAAGAGATTGAACTGCTTCGTCGAGACCTTCGAGATCTTCGACTGCGTATTGTAAGCCCATGCTGTACCCCGTACATTTTTATGCTGCCCCGCAGCGTTGCGTGAATTATAGCACTATTCGCCAAAAGTGAACATATTTGCCAAATTTTAGCGAATTTAACCAGTCAAAACTTCCGACTCGGTTTCTATCCAGACCTTCGCCCCGCACGAAAGCGGTTTTTCCGGGCTATAAACAACCGTGCTCGGGCCGTTTATCTGAACTTGATTGCACTTTATGTTTTGCTTGTAGGTTTTCACCGTAAGAACTGGCAGGTCTTGGCCTTTGCTGTTTGCTCTAATATGGTGCTGATTTACATGAATTTTCGTTTTCATTTACCCTCCGCTATATCGTAGTCTTTTTTTAGTATCGCCAGAACGCCCTTTTCTAGTTCCGGGAACTCTTTGGCGACTTCGAGAGCATCATCGAGCGAATAGTAAACGTCTGAGATAGTCTCGTCCGGGTCTATTAGATCAAGATCCAAAATCTTTGAATTGCTTTGCGTATTCGGCATTCATCAAGTCCCCTACTTGTTTCGCCAATGGTCTCGGCGTTGGATTGTTAATATATTCACCCCAGCTCTCGGCGATGAACTCGGCGATATTCTTGTTTCCGTATCGGCTCAGAACTTCGCCCATGTTCTCCCGGTTTTCCCTAAATAGTTTCTGTAGATCGGGGTTCTTGCTAAGCCCCAGCATATAATCTATCTGGTGACCGATCTCGTGATCCATTACTGATCGAAGAGTAGCGGTTCCCTCTGGATGCCATTTACTTTCGACATCTTTAGCCAGAGATGCTTTGAATTTATCGACTGACGCTTTCTTACCCCATGCTTCGTTATAAGCGATGCCGTCCACGTCTTTGAAGAAATCAGCATTTATTCCGCGATTTTTATCTCTAGCGAATGCGTAAGTCTTCCCCGATGTTTTTGTTTTCTTTGCGTATTTTTTGGCGATTGCATATTTCTGTTCTTCGCTTTTGTTTGGATACATTGATCTCACTTGGAAAAGCGTGTATTGAAAATTGCCTTCATTCCAGAGTCGTCCGTTCTCTTGCGCTGATCCGATGAAACTCATTCGCCCCTTTAGAGCGGGCATTCGCTCGATGTTCTCTAGCATCGATTGATTCATCTCATTAGCGATAGCGACGTCCAGTTTGCCGAACTTAGCAACTCTCGCCAGATCATTATCGATAGCGAACTTCTCTGCTTCTTTGATCGTCTTAGCCGGAACGAACTTCTTCGCTTGCCCGGGTATCTTGCCAGTGCCCGGAGTCGGCTTCGGAACGACCTTCGGCGTCTTGCGCACATTTGTCGCACCGTCTAGCACTTGTAGCTGCTTCAGAGAGATCGGATTGCCGTTAGAATCCACAAAATCATCCAGACTTAGCTTTCCGGCCCTGAACATCTTTGCCCGCTCCAGCCCCAGAACTCCGTTTTGAAACTCTGGCGACTGATCTTTCAGCCATCCGCTGTAGGTTCGCTTTGCTGATACTGGCCCCTGAACGCTGGCCCGGGTTCCTTCGAGTCCTCCTTCTTGATACTCATCCTTTAGCACCGGGACGCGAAGAGATCGGCAGTTCCAATGGCGCGGAGTGAATGGCGGCTCGTCGAACCCGAGTATCTTGCCATCCAGCGCTGCGCAGCCGATCGTCGTGCGGCCATCGAGAACCGAGACGTACTCTTCGCCCTTCAGAATATCTTCATTCGCCCGGTTTACTGCTGAGCGAGCCTCCGACGAGATGTGATTGACGCTAGTTC